GACACCAGGTTCATTCATTATTTGTTTTCTTAATTCACCTAAAGATAAATCTTGCCCCATTTCTATTTTACTAACACCAAAATAATCACCAACGATTGTAATTACATTAGTCACCACTTCACCCTGATTTACATCATTATTTAAAACCAAATCAATTTCAAAACTTAAATCAATTACTTTTGCTGACCCAACCATTATATAATCATTTATCATTCTATGATTTGATAGGTATGTGGCTATATTATTTTTAAGTGTAGAACTAACGTTAGATGTTAGTGTACCTTCTGGTGTGTATGATAGTACATTTAACTTAATTTTATTTTCTATTTCCATCGCACTTGCTTTTGCTGGTGCACCGAATGATGAAGGCATTGTTCTTAGTTGAGAGACATAGTCATTTATTGTTACAGCTCTTTGTTGAGCCGCAAAATTAAATGATATATAATTTCTTATTTCTTCTTGATTCATGGGGTCAGCACCTCCTATTGCTGAAGTTACATTATTAACAGCTAAACTATTAATAACACTTTGATTGATTTGTTGGCTTGGTCCAGCCACAACAAAATCTATAGTACCCACATTAGTAACTGCTCCAGCACCTATATTTGATGCTTTACCACCACCAACCCTATACTGAATAAATAAGGTTGTATTACCTTTTACTGTATCACCTAAGGCTATGTTATTCATAAACCTAGACATATCTAATTTAACTCCTTTAGAACTAAATTCGTCTAATAGGTCTTGAGACGTTTGGTTTCCACCACCAAATGTTAAAAAGAAAAAACCTTCAGGTGTATATTCCGTAACAAATCTCTGAGGTGCCGTAACATATTTACCAACTTTCATACTAACGTTATCCGGTGGTGTAGATGGGTCTTCTACGAATACCTCATTTTGAGCCAAAGCTTCTACCTCATACCACTTATTAGAGAGTGGTGATATAAACTCTGAAGTATTTGGTAGTGATTGATAGGATAATCCTGCTTTCTGTATAATGGATGTTACGGATATTATATTTTTTTCTGGTAAAAATAATTTAAAGAACGGTTTACTGTCACTATCTAAAATTTCTTTTTTAAATATCTTAGTGGTTCCATTAACTAAAACTTCTCTTTTAGTTATAGTATAGTTAACCAGAATACCATTAGAATCAAAATTTGGTATTTTTGTACGATTAGGTATTCCCTCTACACTATAAGGTGAGGAAAAGTCACAGTCGTCCACTAATTCAAATATTTGTCCACCACCATTAAATTGTGAACCAGCTCTTAATAACCCCAAATATTTAAAATCTTCTTTATCACCCAAAGGTGGTACAATTACTGATAAATCACCAACAGTTACTGATGGTCTATTACCTGGAACTTTTAAACCATAGGTTCTAGCTAAATTATATAAAGAACTTCTTTCTTGTGCAAATTGTAATACTGTCTCTTGGAATGTCCTATCTATTTGAAAGTTTAGATTATCCGCTACTGCAGCGTTTAAATCCAAAAAAACTGAATATATAGATGCGTCATTAGCATTTTGTATTAAGTCTGGGTAATAGGTATTAGTTAATCTTAATAGTTCATTTCTTATCCCTAGAAAATCTCTTTCAGTGTACGATATTTGTTTTTCTGCCATATTATAAATTAATTATTACGAAGTCTTTCGTTTGGAATACGTTATCTCCAGATGTAAAATCTATTCTAACTCTTATTGAGTATTCTCTTTCTGTGGTACCAACAAAGGTAAAACTATTATCTTCCATATCTGGTGAATTTATTTCTTCTTTTTCTTCTTGTCTAACATCCTCAGCTGTTTTAACTTCTACTTTAGTTATAGTTAAATTAGGTATAAATTTATCTACCGCTTCTCTTATCTCATTATCTATAGATGTTTTTGTTGCTGAATCCATAGGTTCAAAAATATACCTCATCAAATTAGTACCAAAATCAGGTAAAAAATAACGCGTACCTTTAAGTGTTAGTATTAAGTGTATTAAATTGGACCTAACTTCACTATCTGGTATTTTATTAAGTCCAAGAAAAAATCCTTCACTACTATCAGTAAATGGAAACGTTATACCATATCTTTGATTGGGCATTCTTTTTTATAATAAATACTTCAAATATTAGTTTGTTGGGGGCTATGGTTAATATTACTCCCTTCTTTTAGTTGTGTGTTTGTTTTTTGGTGTGGTGGCCAATATGGACAATGTTTACATCCATTACCACAACAACTACCTCTTCTTTTGTGATAATCTTCTGTCATTACCATCATCCCATTTTCCCAATAAAAATCTTTACCTTGTAGTTTAGGTTTTAAAAATTCTCTATAATGTAATTCTGAAATCCAATCGTCTCTTCTATTCATTTTTATTTTCCATTATTTCTTCATTATGTCCACAGTGGGGACACATTATTAAAATAGGTACCTTTTTTTCATTTTCTGGTACATTATTAGAAAATAAATGGTAGTCAGCAATTGACCACCATTTATTACATTTACCACAATTAAAGTGATATAATATTTCCTTACTAAATTTATGCCTCATCCAACGCTTTTTCTTTTTCTATAGATTTTAAATCAATATCTATTTCACAAGTACCACCCGCACAAGCTAGTTCACCAGTTAAGTTTGTATTATCATCTAATTCAACAACCTTACTTAAATCAACATCTTTAAGTGACTCCATCATTTTGTCATATTCTTCTTCTGTTATATCTTCAAATGGAGCTTGGGTATATGTACCTCCGTTATAAGGTAGTACAGATAATCCGTTATAATCTTTTCTGTTATCCCACATCCATTCACCAGCTTTATCCCAATCATCTTCTTTTAGACTAATTGTTGCAGACACATTGTGAGTGTTAGAACCATTTCTATGTCCTGACCTTACCCATTCTGTAGCTACTTTCTTTACTCTTTCTAATAAATCAAATGGAGATTCAGTTCTTAGAATAGAACCTTCAGGTGCTTTTTGTGGTATACTAATTACAGCTGTATCATGTGGTCTAAAATATTCATCTTCAACAAGTTCAGGGTGGTTTAATTTTAAGTAAGTATAAATAGCTTCATTCTTACCAACTCTAACTCTTCTAATATAATAATCATTATGCCATGCATGGATACCTGATGATGTTCCTAATGTTAATGAAGTGGTTCCTGCTGGTTTAACTGTTGTACATCTCGCAGATGGATTAATGTCAATTAATTTGGATACTCTGGTATTTTCTCTTTTGGCTAGACTAGCGGCTTTTTTCATGTCGTATTTTAATACTTTTCCAGAACCAATCCCTGTCATTGATACACCAATGAGAGCATCTTTTTCAGTTGTTTCTTGCCAAATTTCTCTTAAATAATGGAATGAAGTGTATCCTGCTTGTAATGTTCCAATAAATGATGCGGCTTTCACTCTTTCATTCAAATCTTCTTGTGATTCTATGTTTGACACATTTACTTCACAAAGATTACAAAACTGATTTGGTCTTAAAGCAATCTCACAACATGGATTTGTTCCCCAGTCTTTATCGTTATTTAAATAAATTCCTGGTTCTCCAGCTCCCGATAACTCAACTCTTTTCCATAAGTCCATAAAAAATTCTTTAGTTATTTTATGTCTCATTAAACAAGCTGAGTTATTTGCTCTACCTCTTTGTGGGTTCAATTCCCACCAATTACCTGCTTTACACGAAATCATAACATCGTCATCAGCGCTAAACAAACTAATAAGAGCTGCTCTACGAATACCACCAGCCAAAACTGCGTCCGCAATATGACATACAATATCATGTACTTCAATTGTTGTAAGTTGTTCTCCATTTTCTTTTTGACTTAATAACCCTTCTATTTTAACTAAACATTCTTTCAATGGTTGTGGTCCAGGTGCTTTTCCACCTGACGTGATTAACCTAGCTCCTTTTGGTCTAATATCCGAATAATCAAATTCTACTCTACTACCCCCACCATTCATATAGGTTTTCATTAAAACTTTTATAGCATCTGCCCATCCTTCAATTGAGTCTCCAATTAAAAATCTTTTCTTTCTTTTTGGGTATGGTTTTTGAATACAAGGTAATTTTGCAACATGATGTTTTTGTACAGAATATCCAACACCGGTTCCCCCTAACAATAAAAACATTGTTTCACTAAAAGAATCGATATGTTCAATAGGGAGATAAGCACAATTGTAAATTCTATTAGGGCTAATTTCAATTGGTTTTCCACCGAATTGCATACTTCTCATCGATGGTAAAACTTTCTTATCGTACACTAGTTTATATTTTTGTTCTATTTCTTCTTTTAAATTAGGGTATTTTTTTTGATGCATTTTTTTATTTCGAGTAACCAGTTCATCCCATGTTTCTCTTCTATTTAGTTCCGGTATATATTTTGCGTACTTCATGTAGACAGTAATATCCGACAGAATCTTATTTGATACTTCCATATTTGTGCTTTTTATTAATTATTTTTATTTATTATTTGTTCTCTTCTTTGTAGAGCTCGAGCTACTCTTTCACGATTCCTATCAACTTTTTCTTTCTCAAAACCTAAGAAGGTTTGTGTTGTTTCGGTATCAATTTCTAAGGTACCATTATCAAATTTACAATTTTCAAATATAACACCATCTTTCCCTAATCTAGATTTAACGATTGCTATGGTAGCTAACCCCATTTCTTTTTGTTGTAAAGTTTTAGCTACAGATATAATTACATGCCCCACTTGTGCTTTTTTAATTGACCCTCCCATTTGGTCAGTAGTTACAACATCTGACGATATGGAACTTCTATTTCCTTGTGTTGCTGTCCAACCAGCAATATTTAACTCGTGACACATACCTTCGAATTTTCTCATAACAGAACCTTCTCCTTTCCATTCATCATTAAATGAACGGTCTGGTAATATACAATCTATATAATCTATAAGGACAATGTCTATTTTTGTACCTTCAGAAATAATTTTTCTTACTTGGTTTTTAATTTGTAACATTGTCATTTCATCTGATGGTAGTTTTTTTAAAATTAATTTACCACCAGTCTTTTTCATTTCATCTGCTTTATCTAAAACAGTTTCTTTGTGTTCACTTAACTTGTCATTAGGTATCCCCGTCCAACAAGTAAAATGTTTTCTCTGAATTATTTTAGGGTTGTCTTCAAAAAATATTTGTAAAACGTTATACCCCATATTAAATGCTGTATTAGCAAATCTCGTCAACATTGTAGTTTTACCCACACCTGTCGGTGCTAATACCACACCTATTTCTCCTTTGGCTAGACCACCGTTTAAAATATTATCTAACCCATCTATCCCAGTAGGTAGTGGGTGTCTATAATCTTCTTCTAGTAATTTTTCTAATTCTGTAAAAATTTCGAAACTACCTACATCACCCTCACCTATTTTAATCGCGTCTCTAATATATTCTTCACATTTGTCATAATTTTCAAACTCACCTTTTTCCATAATACTTTCTACTTTTCTAATAGCCTTTTTTAATTCTTGTTGTTTACAAAATTTTATAGACTTTTCTTTAATAAAAAGGTGGTCTTCAAATGAAGCGTCTTTAATATCTTTTATCATATCAAAAACATTTTTTCTAGCCATTTCTGAAGATATTTCTATTCTTGTTAGTTGGTCTATGGCATCGAAAGATGGTGCTGTTTGGTATTTTTCATAATATTCTTTAATCAACTGCATGATTAACCTAAAATATTGGTTGTCAAAATATTTTGGAGTGATTGCATCAATTATGGACTGAAAAAAAGTATTATCAGTAATAATTAGATTTAATAGTTTTAGTTGAAAGGTATATCCTAGATACCCAAAATTTGTTGTTTCACTCATGTATAATTTTATTTAGTAATAAATACTTTATTCACCCACAATGAGTGAATAATCTTGGTAGTTAGTAATAAGTTTTCTTGTTGATAGTGTTTCTGTTAATTCTCTAAGAATATAAGATATTTGTGGTCTAATATCTACAGTGTATCTAACTTTAGGGGGATAGACATCGGCAGGTAGAATTCTTGTGTATATAACCTTATTGCCTTTTTTAATTGTTATCGTAAAATCCGCATCATCTACGTTATTTTGATTTAGATTTTCTCTAAAATTACTGTCTAATAAAAATAAAGTTTTTTGTTTTAGTTTGTCTTTTATCCCATTTACCACATCTGTCATTACATAATGTAGGTCTAAAGAGTATGGGGCTTTATTGTTAAAATTTCTAACTGAGAAAAATCTTTGACATACTATATTATTTCCTAGAGTTAGTACAAATTCACATTTTTGTGTATTATCTTTTTTTTGTTTCATTTTTTTACTTTTTTTTATTTTTATAAAAATCTTTTTCTATTCTTGTTAATCTTAAAAAAGGCCTTACGAAATCTACCCAAGCATCGTTAGTTCTAGGTAAAATATTAAGTAAACCATCTGACATCATCAAGTTTAAAGCGTTTTTCCAATCTCTCCCTTCTGGGTCTATCGCTTCTTTTGATAAATCTTCTATGCCTTTAATTGCTTTTTTGGTTAAAAATTGTTTGCCTACACCTATAATCTCATAATTAACATTTAATACATTATTAGTGTTTGACTTTTTTTGTGTGACCCCTTCTATAATATTTTTTTCTTTAACACTAATCTTATCTTTATCAGATATAGTTTTTAGAATTTCTTTTAGGGTCACCTTTTTTTCTAGTATTTCTGGTTTTATTTTTACTAATGATTTAATACCCACCATTTTTATACCTTGTATATTATCTGAAGAATCACCACAAACACTTTTAACTACCCTTACATTGTCAGAGGGTATATATAAACCATTTAATGGTACTTTTTCACCAAATTTAAATAATTTGTTTAAGGAAATGATATGTAAAGATACATTTTTAGATATTATTTGTAGTAAGTCACGGTCTGAAGTTAAAACAATAATTTCTTCATTTTTAGATTCTAAACAATAATATGCTAAACAATCATCCGCTTCACACCATTTAAATGTGGCTTGTCTAACATATAATTCTTCTAAGTATTCTTGTACACGTAATTTTTGTCTATCGTAAGATTGTAGGTCGTCTTGGCTTTTAGGTTTTAATTTTCTATTTAACTTGTACTCCGGATACATCTCTATCCTTGGTTTGGTGTTATCTTCACCGTCCCAAAATACAACTACTTTAGTTATTACATAATCATCTATTAATTTTCTTAATGTGTTTAAAAAATGATATAATCCACCAATGTGCTCGTCATTATGGTACATATTTTTAATACCATGAAAACCTGTATTTAAAAGGGAATTTCCGTCAACTAATAATGTTCTTACCAAGACATTTAATTAAAAGGGTTAAACAATTTTTTTACTCTACTACTTCTACCAATTCTATTTCAAAATTTAAATTTTCCCCAGCTAATGGATGGTTCATATCTAAATTAACACTTTCTTCTTCAATTTTAACTATCTGTCCTTGCACTGGTCTTCCTTGATTGTCTTGACCTTGTACAAACCCATTCATTTCAAATTTCATTTCTGGTGGAAATTCATTCTTTTTAACAGTAATAACAGCTTCGGTGATGTACTCACCATACGCATCTTTGGCGTCTAAATCAATTTTAGTAGTTTCACCAACCCCTAAATCTTTAACCGCGTCATTAAATCCTTTTAATAATTTACCGTCATCAATTGCAAATTCTAGTGCTTGTTCTCTTTCTCTTGAGTTATCAAACTGTGAACCGTCTTTTAATGTACCGACGTAATGTACTTTTACTTTATCTCCTGTTTTTAATTTAGTCATTTTCTTTTTCTATTTTTAAGTCGAAATCACCACCAACGCCTAATTGCTCAGACCAAAAAGTAGCATTTTCTTGTTTATATTTTTCTATTGATTTTTTTTCTTCACTGGCCTCTCTTCCAGCTATAAACCCATGGGGTGTTATAAGTATTTTACCATCCTCATATCCCAAACCATTAACATGGTTTTTCATAATGGTTATTTTTGTTCTAGTGGCAAATTTTACTTTTCGTTTTTCTTTTACTGCTGTAATATTTGTAGTACCACCATTTTTTTGATTTCCGAACCTAAACACTAGGGTTGAATTTAACCATAGTGATTCTCCTCCTTTTGCTTTAATTTTAGGTTGTCCGAATGGGTTATCTGGTAACTCTACCCAAGGTTGGTTCACCACTACTAATGTGTTAGTGTATTTTGAGTCTTGTCTTCTAGATTTGCCTATTCTTTGATTTAGTCCCATTCCTATTTTATCAGCTAATGTGGCCGCGTTATGCATTTTACCACCTTTACCTTCAAAAGTCATTTTACAAGGAACTGAACCAACTGAATCCCATAAAAACAATAAATCATATTCTAATTCACCTTTATCTTGTGCATCTAATAAAGTGTTAATGTAATCTGTAATTTGTTCTATATACTGAAAATCATTATTAAATAGAAAAAATCCATCCCAATCTATTTCGCCAGTAGTTTTATCAACCACTTCTTCACAATCAAAACCTAAAATTTTAGCGTGTTCAAAACCCCATTTTTGTTCCGTAATAATTAATACTGGTAAAATACCTTTATTTTGTGCATCAACTGCCGCTTTTATTAAAGCGGTTGTTTTTCCTGTATCTGAATGACCTAAAAACATTTGTAAGTGACCCATCGCTGGACCAGGTAAACCAGTGGCATCAAGGAAAGCTTTCCCTAAATCAAAAAATCTTTCTGGTTTAAAGTTAGCTTTCTTTGAGAATTTACTCTTTAAGTCTGAAAATGTTCGTTTTTTCAATGCCATAGTCTGTTAATTAAAATGGTAAGTCTTCGTCTTGTGGGTCGTTTGCTTGTGGGTCTGTGTTACCTAAAGTTGTAGTTTTAGTTACATTTTTATCACTACTTGGGTCATCATAAACATATTTTTTTAGTTCTGAATCCCAAACTGGGTCTAAACCTTTAGATATAGCTTCTAAGTATTCTACTGGTTTTTGTGAATACACATCCTTCCAAGTTCTCTCATCTTCAGTCCACTCTTTTGTTTTAGTTGGGTCTTCTGATAGTTTTCCTGGGTCTTCATACATAACTGAAGATACTGTAGTGTATTCTCCTCTACCACCTGGTAATGGTACTGCTTGAAGAATTAGGATTAAATCTCTACCTTCGTTAGCGTCTGTTACATCACCTTTGTTTCTCCAGATTGGTATGATTTTGTCGATTGGTCCGTCTCCTTTCCAATTATGTTTAAATCTCCAAAATTTAACACCATCTTCTTCATTATCTCTATCTACAACTTTTACTATGTAAAATTTTTGTGAACGATACGAACGTGCTAGTTCTTTTGATTGTGCGTCACCTGCTAATCTTAAAGCTTCTTCAACTTCATTTAATGGGCTTCTTTCACCGGATGGTTTTCCAGTCTCATCTTTTCCTGGGTCATAAAGTTTTTGCCATCTTCCTTGTACTTGTACGTTATGGAAAAATACTTCTTTAAAAGGAGACGACCCGTCTGTTGTTGGTACAATTCTGATTCTTTTTTCTCCTTGTTTTGTTCCTTTTGGTAACATAATAGAAAGATATTGTTTCATTCTTTCTTCTGATGTCATTTGTGGTTTTGTGGAACCACCACTTTGTTTGTTTTTCTCGTATTGAGCTAAAACCGCGTCTAAACTATTACTCATTATATTTTTTTTTATATTAATTAATAAATCTTTGTTTAAATATAATAATATAATTTGCGGATGTCAAACAAAGAACAAGATTATTTTATTCTTCTTCGTCTTCTGGTTGGGAAAAGCTTTTTTTGATGTCGTCTTTACTATAGTTGTCAAGTTCATCTTGTGTTAAAACATACTGTTTTTTACCTGTTTTATCAAAAACTTCTTCTTTATCTGTGAAAAAATCACTTAAGTTTTGACTGTATGGACCACTGTCATATTTCATTAATCCTATTTTTTCTTCTGGTGTACGTGGACGATATTCTTCTAGTTTACCCTCTAAATCACTTATTTTTTGTACCATATCATCCATAGAAGTTAAATGTGTTTCTAAATCAGATAATTTAGTCATCAAGTCATCTAAACTTTCAGTGTTTTTAGATAGTATGTCCTTTTGGTCTGATAATTCGGTGTTTACTTCATCTTGTTTTGTTACTAAATCAGTAACATCTAGTTCTTTTGTGTCACCACCAGTTTCAATTTCACTATCCAAATCAATATCTAAATCTACATCTTCTTCACCACTTTCATCTTCTGTTGCTGGTTCGTCTTCAAGTGATACATCTAAATCTTCAACTTCAGCTTCTGGGTCTAAAGGTATTTCTTCAGTTGCGGTTTCATCTTCCACCTCTTGTTCATCCATATTAAATCTTTTAGCTAGTCTTTCTAAATGACTACCCATACCAAGATTACCCACACCACCAACCATTTGTTCGTTGAGATTTTGTGTGTTGTGGTTAATTTCTTTAAACCTACCTAACTCTTCTAATAATTTTTTTTCTAATTCTTTAGCCATTTAATAATTGTTTTACTTCTCCGGATGGAGACTCTACCTGTACTTTACGATTTACTCTTATACTATTTTCAACTCTTTCTATTAAACCATCTCTACTTCTAACCGTATAACAAATCCCAGTATCCAAATCACAAACTTGTTGACCTTGTTCATTTGCTCCATTTTCAACAATATTATCTGTTTTTTTACCTAAAAAATTACCTAATTTTTGTCTTAAACTTTCTGAAATCATAATTCTTTTTTTATATAAATATCATTAAACTTAATAATAGTCAATCTAAACTATAAATTATAGTGGTTGTGGTGGACGATATTCAGGTAAAAAGTGTTTTGGGTTTAAAATGTGCTCTACAACACTACCGTCTTCTTGTCCTACACCCCTTCTAATTTCTAAATGTAGGTGTTGTCCTTTAGAATTTCCAGTATTACCCAACTTACCTAATTTTTTACCATTCATAGTATTACCACCAACGTAAGTACCAATTGCATTTCTATTAATTGTAGATTCTACCCCGGCATTTGCCGCGACTAAAATACCTTCTCTTAAATAAGAATACGTTACTTTATAATAAGCAGTTTCACCCACAACAGGATTTTCTATTAATGTTTTTGTTATCTCAACAAAATTACCCCTCGCACAATTTTCATTGGTGTTCCCAATTATGCATCCGTCTATCACAGCTGTGACTAAACCATCCATTATTGGGTAAACCCCTATACCTTCTTCACTAGTAGCTAATTCAGTAAATTGTACTGTCGGTGTGAAGTCTACACCTAAATGTGGTTGTAGTGGGTTATCTTCTGATATATCAACTATTACTGGAATTATAGCGTCACCCCAGAACATATTGTCTTCAGATAAAGTGACGTATGTAGAACCACTATCAATATAACCATTTTTGTCTGGTGTTAATTTCATTTGTTGTGGTGTGGCTGTCAAATCATCATAATAATAATTTGGTTGTCTGGTTTCTTTTAAGTTTGCTTCTGCTTCTTTGTATAAACTTTCATTAACTCTTTGTACTAGGTCATCAATTCGTGGTAATTTAGGAATTGGTACTCTGACACCTTCAAAACTAGTTTCTATCGTATTTGGTCTTATATCGTGTTCTACATTGATAATTAGATACGGTCCATTAAACATAGGTAAGTATCTTAGTTGGAAGTATTGTGTTGGTTGTATCGTTACATTACCCATACATGTGATTTTTGCTGTGTATGACCTACTAGCGTAAACATTAAATAGAGAAAGTGATGCCATTGTTGTAGCTCCTCCACCACCTGAATTTGCCATCTCTTGTAAAACTTTATAACTCTCTGCGGTATTTTGGTATTGTGATTGGTCCAAAGTTACTGACTCAAATATGTTTTGATTTGGTATCCCAAAATCTACGTTGAATCCCATCACTTTATTAGATAAATTTCTATCTCCACATTCTTCAGCGAGTAAGGGATTATTAGCTGTGTTATTCACATTAAAGGTATCTGTACTATACCCATTATTTGATGTCTTAACGTCTAGTTGACTTGATGTTTTACCAACGTATTGACATAAGAAGGCTGGTTTAGAATCTAGATAATCAACTGTTGTAAAAGTACCGAACATGGCATTTCCTTGTAGTTGTGAATTATCACCCTCCACATTAAAGAAATTTATGTATGATGGTAGTGGGATAAAATTAAAGTAATTATTAGCTAAAATAATACTTAAATAACTAGCTATACTTTGAGTTAGTGTTTTAGAACTCGCATCATCAAAAGGTGAATCTAATTTTAAAATATCCCATATATTAACTATAGCTTCACTACCTATATCTCTATTAGCTCTATCTAAAAATAAAAATCTTTCAAATAATGTTCCCCCTGTAGCTGTTAAGTTAATACCAGAAACCCATCTATCGTTTAGTGTCTTAAATCCAGTATAAAGTTCTAGTTTTAAGTCGTCCGCCTCTACATCTGGTCTATCGTTTGGTTCTTTTAATTTACTAAGATTCTTTTCTTTTTTTATTTTTTTCTTCGTTTCTTTTAATATGGTGTTAACATAATTTTCTTCTTTATTATTTAATACTTCTAATTCATTAAATAATAATGTAAAATATTCGTGAGCTGGTATATTACCTTGTGTAGCACAATATGTACCATACATTCTAATTATTGGTGCGAAAGCCTCTATATTACTTGTATTAAAAGTAATACCATTACCGTCTGGTCTAGCTGTAACAAAAAAGTTATAGAATGGGTTACTAGTATTTGTGGGTACAAGTAAATCAAAAGGTGTACCCCCTTTATAGTGTTCACCAACATTAATTTGCATATCTATATGTTCTTGTGTTAGAGTTGGAAAAGAAACCCCTGGTGTTGTTGGGATGAGTGTGGTTGATTCTATATAGGTACCAAAATTATAATCTGTATTTTTAGTGTATAGTGCCATAAAATTTTGTAGTACGGTAGACCCGTTAACTACCATATCTAAATTTGTTGTTGAGTTGTGAGCGTAATCAACATAGGTGAATAAAAAATTCTTTACCGACTCCTCAAACTTTTTAGCTTGGCCTATTAATAATTCTCTAGCATTTATAGCATCCACAGATAACGCTAATTCACTTAAGTTAAAATCTTCTATTATAGTAATTTCTTTTATGAAATTTTTAAACGTACCACCGTGTGAGGTTGGGTTAAAGTTTTCAGTCGCGTAATCTAAAAACATTTTTTCAAACTCGTCAAGTTGGTACTTGTTAAATACACCTCTTAATTCTTCAATTGTGGAGTAGTTAGGGTTTTCAATTAGAGACCAAGGTGTTGATTGTTTTTTAGTATTTGGATTTGTTTCTTTAAAGTATCTATTAGTAGGGGGTTTATAGGTTGATTTGTGTTGAAAGTATCCTTTTGGGGATGAATGCCATAATAACCTTGAGGCTCCGTTATGTAAGGAATTTACGTTGTTACCAGCAACACTTGGGTTTAGTGAACCTTCATCTTCAAAAGCTGGAGCTTCAGTCCATTTTATCCCACCACAAGAAGGGTATAATATAAAGTATCTTTCCGGTTTTCTATTATTACCAAATTTTACACCCAAACTTTCATCGTTAATATTTTTTGAGTCTAGGTAAACATTGTAGTAATTTACTTTTGTACCATCTGTTGTGTTAAACGATAAGTCTGTCTCATTTTCAATGGTTAAATTTAAATCTACGTTAGGGAATACTAGTGGATTAAATATAAGATTTAGTGGTGCACCTGGTACTGGTGGTGTATAACTAGAAACATTATCAGTTGCTATATATTGGATTGCTTCTATTAATCCGGGATAGACACCAACACTTACACTACTATTAACAGTATCTTCTGTGGTGTATTGGTATGAAACCCCGTCAGTAGCACCAGTAAAAGTAAATTGGGTATTTAATGAATTATTGACTGGGTCATATACAGTAGCTGGGTTAATACCCACATTATTCCAAATTGATGTTATTGGGTCTGTGTCGGTCTCTACGAATTTTTTATATCTCCACCATATAGAGCCTATTTTTAATAATAAAGAAACCGGCACCTTATGTAGAGCAGGCATTTGATTGAACATAACAGCCACGTAATCTGATAATTCAGAACCAGTAGACACTTTATAGTTACCCTTAAAACTAACTCTATCTCTAAAGTTTATTAAAGGTAGTGAATTTAAAAATAAGTACGCCCCTAAAGTATAAGGATTGGCTGTACCAGCTTTTTCATTAGTAACCCCATCTAATAATGCATTTATAAAATAAGGGGTGTTTAACATAGAAGTAAGTCTTTTAACTGTTTGGTCTATGTCTTGATTAAATATTGTGGGTGGGTTTACTAAATTTACTGGTGTTAGAGAGTTTTGTATGTCACCCTCAGTATATGTTAAAGTATTAATATACTCTAGTTTAAGTTGGTAATATTCATTGACTATATTTTTATCACTAATCGGACCTACAGGGGTGGATGTTCTCCAAGCACTAGGTTCAAACGGACTACTACATATGGCGTAATCTGTAAGATAACTAATATTTTCCTTGTCTTTTAAAACTCCTGTACGATTTACATCATAATACAAACTTTCACCAATACCATAAAAATTTCCAGGACCAGATATTAGTTTACCACCAGCAAAATTATTTACCACCCAACTAGCAGAACTGTTATAAATAATTGGTGCTACATCGAAAAATCCTGTGGTTTTAGAAACATTTAAAGCTTCCAAATTTAAAGGGAAGTTTTTAGATATGATTTCAAACGGGTTATTTGGCCTATATTCAATTCTAAATGTTTGTTGGTTAAATGGTGTTACTACCCCAAAATTTTCATATATAGTAAAATTATATGGTGAGGTAGATTTTAACTTTAGTTCTATATCCTCAAAACTATTTAAACTACCAATAAACTCTTGTAGTTTTGGATTTTCTTCTATTTGTTTATTTATATTTTGTGCTTCGTACCCAGCTAACTCATTTAAAGTTTCACCAATTATGGATTGTGAAGATAGTTGTTGGTACCTTGTCATAACACTCCCAAATGTTACCGCTGCTTGTGCTCTATCTAATATTTCAAATAGAAATTGTACGTTATCTTTAGTTTGGTACGGTACTGTATCGGATGGCCAATCTCTTACATTAATAGGTGTGAATTGTTTAACGATTCCACTATTAACTGTAGCGAATTTATAATCACTATTACGATAGGTTGTACTTTTAACGTATTCCTCCACAAATTCTACCTCAGGCCAATACACTTTATTATTACCTTGTGTCACATCTATAACATCTTTTGCTCCGGGATATTTTAAAACAGCTGAAGTAATCCCACACTCACCCTCTTCTTCTACAACATAGTATTGTGGCCAAGGATAACATATTTCATTTGCTGCTGCAGTATTTTTTGGTGTGTCATTGGAACTATTTGCCACATTTAATCTATTCGGGTTACTTCTAACTTTCATAGCTTTTGTGTGGGCATCGTCTAAGAGCCTTAAAAATGTGTCAGCTCCCGCTAAAATAACAGCAAAAACATTTCTTATTGTTGGTACAAATCCTAAATAGTTTTGTAGTCTTTCATTCAACTCAGCAGAAACAACTTCTGACATTTCTTTTGCCTTTTTATCGAAATCTTTTTTTTGTAAATTCCATTTACCGTAAAAGGATTGTTCTGATATATTAGTAATAAACCAAGGTTCTAAGTCTGGTGTTGTATTACCATCATTATCAGTTGTTGGTTTTAGATTTTCAGTATTTTCTACTTGAATACCTTCTGGACCATTAACTTTCATACTTTCATACATCTGTATTATATCCTCTTCAAGATATTGATTAACCTTATAGTCACCAAAAAAACCAAATGTGTTATTTTGGTCTAATTTAGTTAAAGCTGGGTGGATGGTTTTTATTAATCCCTCATTTGCATCTACCTCAGCGTTTGTCAATAATTCACTTCTATTACCATTGCCATTTTTAACCTGTTCGTTAATAAAACCAATACCTTTAAGTGGGTAGGCTGTGACCCAAACTTTTTTACTTACAGCATTTCCTTGACCATCAACCTCACTAATTATTATTTCTACTTGTTCACCTAAATCAGTTGCAAGGTATTCCATTAACCAATCAGTTTTAAATTGTTCTTTTAGTTTATCTAAAGTTTCTTCATATTTTAGTTTATCTGTGGTTACTGTTAAATTTTTTTGTCCATATAGTTTACCTAAATCTCTATCTAAAGATTTAATCTTATCTATTAATTCTACTATAGTATATTCTGGAAAGTCTTGGGGTATGAGTTTACCTCTTTTGTATATGTCGTAAACATTATGCATTACCTGTCTACCTTTAGTAGCTGTAATATTTTCTCCCTCTACTCTGGTTGGATACATGTATGGGGCTGTAACACATTGGTGCATGTTTATATCCCTTAATAATGCTATGTGGTTACCTTTAAAGTCACAAGTAACTAAGTAGTCACCACTACTTGGGTCGAATCTTGACACAAACTTTTCTAGTGTTAGTTGGTATTGTACGGCTTTACCATAGTAACCCTTTAATGTTAAAAAGAATGTCGGGTATGGTAAGTGAAAAAAAGCTGTGTATGGTGTATTTGTTTTTGCTTGTTCAAAAAGTGTTTTTCCTCTAACGTCTGTAAAATTTATACTTACTTGTGGTATATATGAAGAATTAACCTTAACACTTATAGAGGTTATTCCGAAACCCCCAAAATCTTTACTATTATCAAAAAATTTAGATGGTTCGACACCACTACTACCTCTTTTTTTATTTTTAGCAAAATCTGGGTCAGTAAATCCTTCAGTCCAATCTGAATCCATAAATTTCTTACCACCAGGTTTTAAAAAATTTAATTCACCATCAAACAATTCTACTTTTATCTCATCACCAGCGGCAGCTCCCGCAATAATTTTACTTCTAGGGTAAATTCTAGCTGATAAATTAGCGTACATAACTAAATCTTCAGCGTCGACTAATCTATCTACAGCTTGCCCATTTGACCCCACTACTTTATTAGGGTCTACTACAACAAGGTTATTACCAACTGGGTTGGTTAGGATGTCACCTGAGTTTAATTTATCTGCCATAATAGAGGAAATATTGGTCTAGTTTTGATTTATAGTCCTCTAGTGATTGCATTAATGGGTATGGTATCCTTATTATTGTTCCATCTGGTATATTCCATTCTTGCCCCCCAAATGATGGGTTTGCTTGCATAATTAACCAGCCATAATAAGGTGAACCATAATATTGTTGAGAAAATTTATCTAGTCTACTTTTTCCAACTTTGTAAACCACTTGCCTATCACCAGATTTTTTAGTTATTTCAATACCTGGCACCATTATATAATCACCATTAACTACAAACTCATTATATCTATTATAGTAACTCATAATTTTTAACTAATAATTAGTTGTCTTTCTAATTTAAAATTAAATTTATTATCTTGTACACCTCCAGTTCTTTCACGTAAATTATTTCTCAATAAATTTTGTGCCGTTGCACCTGTTGTGGTACCAAACTCAATATTAAAATCACTAGTGTATGAAGTTAGTTGGCCATCTAAAATCTCATAACCGGTTTCTACACCATTTGTAATTCTAGGTCTAAAAAATTTTAAATCATAATTAATCCAAGTTTTAATCATGTCGTTTAAAAGTGGTTCAAAACCTCTTTTAGTTCTTACTTTTATTCCTTTAAAACCATTTTCATCCACTTTTAGTAGATTATTGTATAGTTGGTCTTCTCTAAATCTTATTAATTTTTTCAATTCTTCTTCATAGCTGCCATCAAAACTAAACGATAAACTCTTATTTGTGTATACCTGATTAGAAAAGAATAAATATTCTATACCTCTTATCAATGTTGCTTCTGGATAATTTCTTGTAAAAATAGGGTTAACATATTCAGTAATAAAATTACTTAAACTTAAACTATCACCTGTATAAGCTTGTATCAGTGTTGTTGTTGATGATGTTAGTTGTTGTGTTGTGACTAACCCACCAAAAGTATTTTGGTAATACCCGTCATAAGCATTTACTGTTATAAAATTTAGTTTGTCTACAACTTTGGTTAAATCAAATTGTGATTTTCTTAAACTATTTACGACTAGAAGTAGATTATTAGTCATATACTCAAATTGATGTTCTAGTGTTTTGTTTAGTGTTTCTTTAATATACAACTTTTCGTTATCTGTTGGGTTTAGTGTATTAAAGCTTACTTGTATACTTGTTGTTTCGGCACTAATTGCTGTTTTAAGTGTTGTGTAATAATTATTAACTCTTTGAAAGAGGTCATTTGGTACACCCACTAGACTAGTTATTAAACCCCCAATACTTTCGTTACCACCTAGTTCTCCTAAATTAAAAGTTCTAGAATGCATAAGTTCCTCCACAACACCCATATTGTTAAATAAAAAAAGGTTTGTTAATCTATTCTTAACATCTAGACTATAAGCTTTGCTATTACCAACAAAGTTATTTATAATATTTTTATAATTAGTTGTTCCAGTCATAAATTATTTTTTAAGAAAACCAATCATTTATTTTATCAGTTGCTTTATCAGTAATCCAATCAAAACTATTAAATTCTTCTTCTTCACCACTATTAACTAAACTGTTAGGGTTATACATTTCAGTGTTTGCAAAATAATTATTCGATAATGCATTTTGTAATTGTGATACTGGACCTTTTAATCCTTGACCACCTATATACTTGAAGTTTATTGACACGTTTGCTATCATAGGTTGTACACCAATACCTTCAGGGTTTAAATCATATATTAAAGGGTCATAACTAAAACTTACTGAGTCAATAGCTATTTTTGTATGATAAAAATCTCCAATTCGTAGTACACATATTGGTGGTGGACCAAAAGCTGTATTTTCAGCATCTAAGTCAGCTACACCTTCTTCTGTTTGTGTTGGTATCGTTTTACCTGGTCTTGTACATTGTAAAAGAAAAGATAATCTACTGTTTAACCCTTCTGGTGTTGTGGAATGAAATGATGGGTGAAAATATTGTAGTTTTCTTTTTAAAGAACTATATAAAAATTCGTCAGTAGTTTCTAGGTGTTTAAAGTAGTTTTGTTCACCTAATAATTTACTTAAAATTTTAGTTTTTAATTTAGCTTGATTTTCTTCTTGGTTAACCGTGTTATTGTTAAGTGTATTTTTAAATTCTTCTGTTATACCACCACCTGCTTCTGCTACAGTTTCTGTCCAAGTACCCCAGAATGTTTGTGGGTCACTTGAGTTGTCTTCGTTGGATTCTACTGCTGTGTCGGGACCAGGGTCTGTGTTTGCTGGTGGTGGGTTACTCTCATTACTATTTATAACTTCATTTATTTCATCTGGTGTTAAGAATTCGTATCGTTCAGCTAGTTCATAAACATCATATTTTTTACAACCAGCAAAGAAAGATTCTAAAGCAGCGTCAGCTATACTATCTGGTGTTTTTACTAACTCTTTTTGTGCTATCACATTTAATATAGATGGGTGGTCAACCACAACCTTAAACGATAAGGTACCAATTCTTTCTGTGTAATTATAAGCATAAACTGGTTCAGGTCTACCTAAGAAATTTATAGAATTCCATTGAGCTGAGTTGGTGTCACCTATTTGTAAATCGTAAGGTGGGAACCACATAATCCTACCCCCATTTGGACCTTTTTCGGCTTTGGGTAAACTTAGTAATTCTTCACTACCCCTCCAAGCTAAATTTTCAAGAGAAAACATATATTTTTTTACATTCTTTTCTTTAGCTTCACTATCTACATTAACACCCATATTAGGTGCTATGTTTAAATTAAATGTATTATCTAGTATTGAATTTTCTTTTCCTAGTTGGTTACCGTCAAATCTAACCATATTATTAAATTTATAATATGGATTATCTTTAGTCCAAGTACGACAAAATTCTCTGGTTTGTAGTGAACCAAACACACCTTCATCTACAAATCTTGCACCTGAACCTTTAGAAATTTGTTTATAACCATCATTAAAAATTTTAGATGTTTGGTCTATAGCATGACCAGCGTGTTGTCTACGAGCTCCACCCATAAGTGGTGCTGAGTCTATAAGTTTTTGTGTCTCATCTAATAAACCACCTTTTCTTTTAGGTTTTTCTGATGATTTAGTTGTTAACATTTGTGGTGGTGCATTTAGTGAAGCAAAAGATTTGTTACCAAACCATGTCCACCCAGCAGAAAGTCCTCCACCATCCATATAAGTTTTACCTAATAAACCAAACGTTTGGAATAACCATAATGCTCTACCATTTACTGTTTCAAGTTCTTTCGCTAAAGTTGACGGTCCGTATA